CCGGTTTCTCGTTGACGAACGGTACGCCGACGATCCTGACGTATACCACGCCGAACGACGGTCGTCCGCACCAGGTTCTCATCACCGGCACCATGCATGTAACTAGTGCGACAACCGGCGGTGCAGTGCAGGGCGTGTACTCAGCTCCAGACGGTTTGGTGACGTTTACTGCGGCGCTTTCCGCAGCAACTCAGGCAGTCGGCGCGCATCCGTCAGGTGGCACCTGGGCGACCGTCGCTCCGAACACCACGATCACCATTTCGCAGAGCTCTGCTGTGACAGCCGGCGCAGCCAAGATCTGGTTCGCCATCATTTCTGATTAAAGGAGGTAGACGTGGCAACGGTCACTAGTTACACGAAAGATGCGATCGATGCGATCGTTAACGGTCTAGTGGCCACTGCGTCTATCAACGGGTCGAACCATCTAGTTCTTACCAAGCACGACGGCACGACCGTCGATGTAGGTGATGTGAACACCGGTCTTGCGTCGGATCTGGTCACTATCGCCGCTTTGTCTCCCGCGAATGATGACGTCATCCAGCGGAAGTCAGGCGCTTGGGCGAACCGATCGATGGTGCAATTGGCGGCGGACCTCACGGCCACGAACACGTTCCAGCCGAAGAACTCGAACCTGACGACCATTTCCGGCCTCTCGCCCGCGAACGATGACGTACTGCAGCGCAAGGCCGGCGTGTGGACCAACCGGACTCTGGTTCAGTATGCAGCCGACCTGACGTCATCACTTGTGCAACCGAAAGCAGCGGACCTAACGACGATTGCCGGTCTCAGTCCGGCGAACGATGATTTCCTGCAGCGCAAGTCTGGCGCATGGGCGAACCGATCGCTAGCTCAGGTGTGGGCCGATCTGTCGCCAGTGGGTTATCTCGACGTGGCTAAAACGGCAGCTCTGAACCGTGTGACGTCGACGCTGTCTCTAGATCCCGATCTTCAAGTTACTTTGGTGGCTGGGGTCAAATACAAGGTCGAGCTCTCGGTCAACTTCCAGGTGGCAACTGGCGGCTTCAAATGGGGTTTCGTCACGCCGACCGTCACGGGCGCTTTCACGGCGATATTCAACCTTAGCGGTACTGGTATGGGTGACTACGGATACGTCTGGAACACCTCGAGCCAGGTTGCCGCCGTGCAGACTTCACCCAACGGGGGTCTCTACATCCGAGGCTTTCTCACGGCCACTACGGGCGGAACGTTCGGTCTTCAGTGGGCGAACGGTTCGGGCGCGAACTCGACCACGATCGGCGGCGGTAGTGAGATGACGCTTCGTCCATACGTCTAATAGGAGCCATCGTGTCGGATATCTCCATCAACGTCACTGGCACCTTTGACAAGACAGGCTCCTTCCTCGACAGACTGCTGCACCTGGACATCACGCGCCAGTTGACGCAATATGCCGAGGAAGGGGTTAGAGCCCTGTCGAACGCCACGCCAGTCAGATCGGGTTTGACTGCCGCGTCGTGGGCCTACGAGGTAAATCGCTGGGGGAACACTTGGCGTATCACGTGGCTTAATCGCAACGTGCACGACGGCGTTGCGATAGCCATATTGCTGGAGTACGGTCACGGCACTGGCACCGGAGGATATGTCGCCGGCCACGATTACATCAACCCAGCGATCCAGCCAGTGATGGACGCGATCGCTAACAACGTCTGGAAGGCGGTGACCTCCTCGTGAGCACGAGTACTGTTGAAGAGCGTATTGTAGAAATGACCTTCAAGGCCAGCGACTTTGCGGCCAACGTCTCTAAGACGGTACAAGCGCTACAGTCCTTGAAGGATCATCTGAACTTCAAGGGCGAGGAGTCAAGCCTCGACGACTTGCAAAGTAAGGGCAGCAGGTTCTCGCTTTCCGGAATGTCGCAAGCCGCGGATTCTGTCGGATCGCATTTCAACGCGATGCGAGTTGTCGCATATACGGCTCTGGCGAATATCACCAACCGAGCGGTTAACGCTGGAATAGGTCTTATAAAGGCTCTGACGGTCGACCCGATCAAAGCCGGTCTTGACGTCTACGAGACTAAGATCAACGCGATCCAGACGATCATGGCGAACACGGCGTCTCAGGGCACCACGCTGAAGCAGGTTACCTCTGCACTGGCGCAGCTGAACACGTACGCGAACCTGACCGTCTACAACTTCGGCGAGATGGCGAAGAATATCGGCACCTTCACGGCTGCCGGTGTCGACTTGAACACGTCAGTTAGCGCGATTAAGGGTATCGCCAACCTTGCTGCGCTTTCTGGATCAACTTCAGACCAGGCGTCAACCGCTATGTACCAGCTGTCTCAGGCCATCGCGGCCGGGACAGTAAAGCTTCAGGACTGGAACTCGGTTGTTAACGCTGGACTAGGCGGTAAGGTCTTCCAGAATGCACTGATCGAGACCGCCAGGGCAAGTGGCGTATCGATTGACGCAATCATCAAGAAGGCTGGCAGCTTCCGCAACAGCCTCCAGCAGGGCTGGTTGTCATCCAAGATTCTGACCGAGACGCTGTCTACCTTCACCGGTGACCTGAGCCTTCAGCAGCTTAAGGCACTGGGTTTCACCCAGAAGGAAGCCATCGCGATCCAGAAGCAGGGTCAGGTCGCGCTCCAGTCCGCAACGCAGATCCGGACCGTAACCCAGCTGACGCAGGCTTTGAAGGAAGAAGTCGCGACAGCCTGGTCGAAGGTCTGGGAAGCGATTATCGGCAACAGCGGGCAGGCGGTAAGTACGCTGTCTGCGTTCCACAACACCGCCGAAGCGGCTTTGACGCAGCCGGTTTATGCACTAGCCAAGATCCTTCAGCAGTTCACGGATCTCGGTGGTCGAGATGTCGTTATCTACGCTCTTCAGAATGCATTCCATTCGTTGAGCGCAATCCTCGGGACAATTGGCGCTGCGTTCAAGGAGATCTTCCCGTCAAACGGAGGGACAGCCACAAACGGTCTGCTCAAAATGGCCGAGGCTTTCGAACGACTTACCGTAACGTTGACTCCGAGCAAGCAGACGTTGTCTGAACTGAAAACCATCTTCGCCGGTGTGTTCTCAGTAATCAAGATCGGGATCGACGTCATCTCGGGCATCATCGGCATGTTCAAGCAGGTAGGTGGTGCTAGCGGTGGTGCTAGCAGTGGCATTCTCGGCTTTGTGGCCAAGATATTCGGTGCTATCACCACGTTCCAGCACTTCATCGAGTCTGGCAACGGGATCGTCAAGGTCTTCGGGTTTATCGGCAAGATCCTGGCGCTCCCAGTGAAGCTACTCGGTTCGCTGACCTCGGGACTCAATGCAACAGGCAACGCTGCGAAGAGCACTGGAAACTTCCTTCTGCCGTTCTTCCAGAAGATCGGTGCCGCTCTTAGCGGCTTCGGGAAGATTGTCGAGAACGCTCTGGCTAGCGGTAACCTTAACAACATCCTGACCCTAATCAACCAGGGCATCTTCGCGACGATCCTGCTCGCGATCAGGAAGTGGTTCAAGGGTCTTGGCGAGGCTGCGCCTAAGAAGGGCTTGTTCGACACCATCAAGGAGTCGTTCGAGCAGCTGACTGGCACGCTGAAGACGATGCAGGCGAACCTGAAGTCAGACATCCTGCTGAAGATAGCGGCCGCAGTAGGCATCCTAACGGTGTCTATGATCGCTCTGTCGTTCATCAACCCAGCAGCACTCGGCAAGGCGCTTGCTGCCATCGCTGGCGTGTTCACTGCGCTTCTGGCGGCGACCGCTGTCTTGGTCAAGATCTCCGCTAGTGGCGGAATCATCAAAATGGTAGCGATTTCGGCAGCCTTGAACTTGCTGGCAACAGCGGTTCTCATTCTGTCGGCGGCCGTGGCCATCCTGGCGCAGTTCAGCTGGGAGCAACTGGCCAAGGGCCTGAGTTCGATCGCAATCATTCTGCTGGAGTTCGCCGCCTTCGCTGCGCTAACCGGCAGCGGCAAGGGCCTGATCTCCACGGCAATCGCGATGAACGCTATCGCGGTAGCCATCAACCTTCTGGCGATAGCAGTCGGGCAGATTGGCAAGCTCGACCTGGCGACGCTGGGTAAGGGGATCGGCTCGATCGCCGCTATCCTGCTTATCTTCGCTGGTTTCAACGCGATCAGCGGAAAGCAATCGATCGCATCAGCTGCGGCTCTGGTTGTCATCGGCGCCGCACTGCTGGTGATCGGCCAGGCAATAGCGCAACTCGGATCGCTCTCACTGCCGACCATCGGCAAGGCGCTAGCGGCCATCGCGGGTTCGCTGCTTCTAATCACCGTCGCGGTGAACTTGATGCCGCCGACAATGATTCTCTCCGCCCTCGGATTGCTTGCGATCGCCGAGGCTTTGGTGATCATTTCCGGTGCGCTAAACAGTCTCGGCGGCTTGTCTTGGAGTGAGATAGGAAAGAGCCTCGTCGAACTGGCGGGCGCTCTTGGGCTTATCGTAGGCGCGCTATTCCTGATGGAGGGCGCTCTGCCTGGTGCAGCGGCGCTACTAGTCGTGGCCGGAGCTCTCGCTGTCCTCACTCCGATCCTTGTCGTGCTCGGCTCCCTTAGCTGGGAGGCTATCGGCAAGGGGCTTGCGGCTCTGGCTGGCGTCTTCGTCGTTCTCGGTCTCGCCGGAGTACTTCTCACACCACTGGTGCCGACATTGCTCGGCCTGGGTCTAGCGATC